AAAGCAGAGACCAGTTGCTGGGCCATGGCGACCTGCTGCTGGTCATACAGGGCAACCGCAGGAGCCGCAGCAGCCACATAGGTGTTGACAGGACTGGCCTGTACGCTGAGAGATGGTCCGCTCTGTGGAGGCATTAGTTGTTATCCTGCGCGCTGTGTGTATGGCGAAGGCGGGGGCGGGGGCGCTGACACAGCAGGCATCGGATTCCCCGCTCCACCAACTCCATTAGGATCCCTGAAGGACTGGAGGGCAGACGCGGTCTGAATGCCGACCGTTGCTCCCTGAAGGGCATTGAGAACAGGTGACCAAGTTGCCGAAGGTGGAAGCGGGGATGGAACGCCACTGTTGAGGATGCTTTGGCCACGGGCATAGATCGCCTGCGCCTCCATGTTGGACTGGTAGCGGAAGTTACGAATGTTTCGCATGGCGGTGGACTCAAAGCCAGCGATCTCCCGCTCGAACTGCTGATGCAGCATGTCCACAGATCGACCCTCGACGCCCATGGCTGCCTGAGCCACTCTGGTCGATCCTGCGGCCTGCCTGACGTTCTTGGTGATGTTCTCCAGTTCCTGCCGGGTGGCCGCCGTCTGCTCGAACTCACGCTGGGCCAACTGGTCGATCTGTAGTCCAACGTCACGGACCACAGACTTCTCTGTCTCGTTGTATTGGTCCAGAGCCGCTTCACCCAACTGTCGGTTGTACCTGTTCTGTGCGCTGGCAGCCTTTGATTGAGACACGCCTCCAGCGACTGCGGTGCCTACACCGACAGCAAGAGATGCTGCTGCGATGATGGTTCCTGCTTCACACATGGGGTTTGATCCTTGCGAATTCTACAAAAGGAAGTTTGAGGTGTCCGTACTCGGGGATGACACGGATGAACTTGAAGCCAAGCCATTCCAGCCATCGGATGTGAACTGCGTTCCGTTGGTCCACCGCATTGAACAGTAGATCTGCCTTCTGGTGAAAGCGGTCTATCCATCCACGCGATTCCCTCAGGAACCTTGTGCCGTACTTGGGAAGGTCATTGCCTGCCAGTAGCCAGACCACACCCTTGTCCTTCTCGACCATCCGCAGGCCGAACAGTCCGATTGGCTTGTGTTCCTTAGTTGTGCAAATGGTCTGGCAGATGTCCGAATGCAGGTAGCCAGTCAGCAGCCCAGCCATGGGATCAAGGCCAGATGCTGCATAGATCTCCGCAGCGTCCTCAGGACGTATGTCCTTGGAAACTGCGGCTACATCAGGGATGACGCTGGGGCGTGCGTAGATCAAGAGGAGTACCTAGTGGCGCGGTCATTGTAGAACGCCTCTAGGTCTGCACTCAAGAGTTTGGACGGGAATGGCGAATCGTTTATGACACGAAGGGTCATCCCGTCATTGCGCGAGAAGATCGGGATCCTGAAGGTGCCTGTACTCAGGTTGATCCCACCGCTGTAGGACAGGCCCAGAGTCTCGCCCGTGAACCTGTACTCGTAGGTTGTGCCATCGTCCATTGCCACGGTTGACTTGAAGTAGCCCGTGTCTGCGTACTGGAGGAACAGGTAGCGCATCTGGTACCGCCCGGTCAGCATGGCCGCCATCCCAGACCCAACCCGAGACCTCAGGTAAGGAGTCGAGAAGGTGTAGGTCATGGTGTAGTTGGTGCCTACCCAAGTGTCCACCGTAGTCCAGTCTCCCTGAACCTCAAGGGTTCCGAAGGACACCGATGGGGTTGTCACATAGGAGGTTCCAGACAGGATGTTCAGGGTGTACCCATCCTCGGTCACCACCCGAGTTACTCCGGGCTTGTACGAGATTGGCGCAGGCAGGATAAAGGTGGTGATGTCGGTGGAGGCGTTGTACGACTTGGAGGTCAGCAACTTGCGCTGATCAAGGTGAGTCACCCAGTCCTTGCCTGTGGTCGCCGTATCGTTGATCCCCGCACCCATGCGGATCTTCTCGATGGTCATGTAGGCGGTGCTGTCGGTCCGCGTGCGGTGCATCACAAGGTACAGGTCAGACTCGTCAAACCCCGCCCAGACCACCTTGGCGATGTCCGCATAGGCCGGATCATGGGCGCTGTTGAAGGTGAACCTAAACCATGCAGACTGGACCCTCTGGTCGCCTTGGTTGGTGTACCTGTAGCAGTACAGGTCATCATCAGTCACCACAGCGGCGATGTTGTCGTGGCTGGTGGCGGCAATGTGGGCTGCGGGTGCCTTGATGAACCTAGGGACTCCTGCGGTCAGATCGTTGGCCACATAGGATCCGTCAATGTTCTGGTGAGGCACCATCTCCCGCATCCCGTGGTACAAGCCGTTGGGGTACAGGAAGAAGATCGAGTTAGCGGATGCGACTGGCTGGACCTTGGAGGACACAGACTCGAAGTCAGCCACAGGGAAGATGCCAACGGTCCTCGGGCTGAAGACATCGTTTCCACGCATGATCATCTGGCTGGTCGGGGTGAACAGGATCAGGTCCCTGTTGAACGGGATTGCGGCAACCAGTTCGCCCACACGGGGAGTCGAGGAGGCGACATCAATGACCTCTGAGTCTGGGATGTCAAGGACCGTGGTGCGCCAGAAGTTGAAGAACTCTCCTGTCTCGCTGAGGACGATGTTCTCGCCAGCCAGCATTGCAAGGCGATTCTGGTGGTACACCATGCACTTGATCGGCTCTCCGATGAAGGATGGATCAGGGTTGGTGTCCTCGTCGCCCACAAGGCGGTCTGACCACTTGAACTTGTTGTAGACATCCGCAGCGTCAGCCGTGGGTCGGCCATTGGCAGTACTTGGGGTGGTGCCATCTGCCCTCTTCAACATGAACGTCCCGTCCGACTGGCGGATCAGGATCAGCGGCATCGTGGCCTTATCGACCTCGTACTTGATCCCCGGCTTGATGGTCTCCTCCCAGACGCCACGGGAGAACACGCCATCATCTGCCTTGAACTTGACATAGTAGTCATCCACGGTCGCCTCTGGGGCATTGGCCACACGCACGGTATAGCCATGGGGAGCCGTAGGAGGCAGATCCTCAAACCTTTCGACCGCGTCCCGGATAAAGACAATGCCCTCGCCTGCAAAGTCATCCTCGACCTTGACCGTAAAGTCGGCAGAGGCTTGCAGGTAGATCACGCCATCGAGGTGCGTTGAGGATGTGTATGGAGATGTGTTGTCGATGCCCCCGCTGGGTCCGATGTACCCGGAGGTCTCTCCATCAAACAGCGACTCAGCCACCATGTCGGTTCCGATCTCGCCAGACACGACATCCTTGATCTCGCACTCGAAGTTGTTGACATTTCCGATGTCTGCCGCAAGAGCCGACAACTTGGTTGACACGGGACCATTCCAAGACACGGCATCAGTCACCAGTTGAACCTTGGTGACCTTACCGCCAGAAACCGTAATGATCGCATTTGGATAGGTCGTTGCCTTGGTTCCGCTGACATAGGTCAACTGCACAGGGACGGCATAGGTTCCGTATGTTCCGTTTGTTCCCGAACTGCCAGCGTTGGTGATCTCAAGGGATCGCGTGGTGTGCGTAAAGGTATGCGTGGTTGCGCCAGAGGTAAGGATGACCGAGTGCTTACGAGCATAGTTGGCTTGGCGTACCCACAGGAGACCAGCCCTGTTGTAGTTGCTGGGTGTCTGAGAGGCTACGGTAGCAGTCAATGCAGGCGTAACCGTGTGATTTGAGATGAATGTCACATCCGCAATCGACACCGCAAACCGCTCATAGTACTCGGCAGTCGATAGCGAGTTGACAACGAACAGCGTCTTGCGGTTACCCGCGAGGTCGTAGACGGATGCCGTTCCGTTCTTCTGGATGATCAGCAGGTACTTCTCGTTCTCGTCCCGCTCGATCATGTGGACAAAGGGCCTGTCCGTCAGGTTGTTCCACAGCAGCGCACCCGCAGCATCCGCCACAGCAGCAATGTGTTCCGTTGGGGGACGCTTGATCAGGCCCTCCACAGGGGACGGAACCGCATTGACAATGTCCTCGGCCTCGTTGGGCTGCCGGATCGACGGAGGCTGCTGTGAGATCCCCCCGATCAAATTCGGAATTGCCGTTGTGATCAGTGCCATCAGTAGACCCGGTACTGGCCCTGACGGATGAAGGTCCGTGCGATGTCAGGACTCTGGAAAATCGTGTAATCGCCTGTCTCGTTTTCATGCTCGCTCATCCTTGCAAGGGCGGCGATCTCGTCGGCTTGGGTGAACATGTGCAGCCTCTCTGAGCCGACTACGCGGTCCTGAAAGATCCTAGCGGCACGGATGAAGACGTACCTGCGTGCCACCTCAGGCATCTCATCATAGTCCATCAGCAGCACACGGGTCACCTTGATCGGGCCGTAGAACGCATAGGAGTTGGTCTTGCGGTCGTACAGGCGGTTGCCACGGATCGTGATGTCGTAGTTGTAGTAGGCAGGATCCATGTCCACACGGGCGACATTGTCGGTGATGTAGATGTACCCGGTTCCTGTCTCAGGCACCAGTTCAATGTTGTCCTCGGTGTTGAACAGCCATCCGTAGGACTGGACATCCCGAGTGACCTCATCGAGGATGTTCTGTGCAATCAGCGAGTCTGCCCTAAGGGCTGTCAGGGAGTTGACCGGAGGCTCGCCTACGGCAGACAGCATGGTATTGATCGCCTGCAACTTGGTGGTCTTTGTCAGCGACATGTGATCCTCTTTGAAGGTCGAACAAAAGGGGGAGGCCCCAATCTCTTGGAACCTCCCCCTTTGTTTCACTCAGGTGGGAGAACCGACTCGATTAGGTCGAGATCAGTTCGAAGCAGCACTCCTCGCGGAGGACGTTGTGACCCATGGCGTACTTGGCAAGCATCAGCGTGCCGAGGCGCTCCATGATGTAGTCAGTCTCCAGCGAGAGGTCCATCAACTTGACCGTGCCCAGAGCCTCGCGGTGGAACACGACGCCCTCGGTGTCAGCGTAGGACGTACCACCGTAGCCGACGCCGCTGGAACCGTAGACATCATTCTTCACGCCAGTGGCGTTGTGGATGTTGTTCACGGCGCTCTCATTGGTCGCGGGAACGTGGTTGGACTTGAGGACGCGGATGCCAGCCACCGACACGATCTCGCCAGCAGCGGTCGATCCGTTGCCGTCGTTGCCGTAGTCGCGGTTGATGGCGTCCTTGTTCTCGTTCACCAACTTGTAGTACATGCTGGGCTTGAGGATGCAGAAGCGCTCCTCGCTCGGCACGTTGCGCTCGTCCATCTTCTGGGCGACCTCGAACAGACCGTTGATCAGGGTCGTGCCCGTGGGCGACGAGTTGATCTGGACCTGAGCACCAAGGTACTCGGCATCCGAACCGCCGAAGCGATCCGTGGTGCGGCGAGCGCCTGCGATCACAGTGCGGATCAGGTTCTTGTCTGCCGTGTAGGCAAGGGCGCGACCGATCTCCGTGCTGTAGATGCTGCGCACATCGTAGTGGTTCTTCATCTCATCGATGTCGGCCACGAAGACGCTGGAGAGAAGCACGTCATCGATGAAGATGACCTTCTCGTTGTGCTTGAAGCGATTCAGGTACTTGGACGTGGGGCTGTTGCCCGAGTCGAAGGACGTGGTGGGCGAGCCAGCCGAAGCCGCAGCGGCGAACAGCGACGTACCCGAAGCCTCGGAGAGAACGCTCTCGCCGGGGGTGTGGTACTTGGCCTCTGCAACGCCCGTGACCGGGAACGTGGCAGACTTGCCGCTGGCAATCGTGCGAACGCGGTGAAGAGGCATCATCACGTTGAACTTCTCGAACGTGGTGATGATCTCGCCAGAGAACACCTTCAGGAACAGTTCGTCAACGTCCCCGGCCAGATTGACCTGACCAAGGCGCGACGGTCCCGTGTAATCATGTGAAGCCATTTGAATGGACTCCTGTGGGAAAGAAAGGACGTGTTGTTGTTCAGATGCAGGTGCGCTGTCCGAAGGGTTGTCCCTCGCAAGGGGCCAATCAACAACGCTTCCCGGCCCATCTAACTAGCCGGAAAAGAAAGAGACCCCACCCACTTAAGGGAGAGGTCTCGGGGTTTGGGTCTGCGTCAGGCTCTACTTGGAGCGTGGAAGCGCAGCCGCTGGCTTAGTGCCAGTTTCCTCAGGTACGTCGGCGGTCCACCACCCAGCGGGGATCTCGACGCGATTGTTGGACATGATCTTGGTCCCATCCTTCTGGACCACGAACACATGTGCCTTGACAGGTTCAGCCAGTTGGACCGGAGTTCCCGGAGGAACCAGAATCACGGTGGTGGCGCACCCGGTCGCGGAACCGATCACGAACACCGCCAGCAGTTGGGTCAGCATCTTTGGCATGTGTTTCCTTAGATACCAGACGTTCCAGAAAGAGCAGGATGGCGTGGACAATCTGCCCAATCCAGCCCATCACTTGGTCTCGGGTTCCTTGGCGTCCTTGGCCATGATCAGTCCAACACCAGCGGTGCAGGCTGCAATCACAGCAGCGATGTCAAAGGTGGTTGCCGGATCGCCATCAAGCATGGCCATGGCTGCCGACGAGAGTGCGGTCAGAATGGTTGCGATGCCAAGTGCGGTGGTCTTTGCGTTCTTCATCGAGCGACTCCTAGTGCGTTGGACAGGGCGACCCGAGACTCGACATCCTTGCGATATGCCGGGTCACGCGCATACCTAGGATCCTTCATGGCCTCAACGATCTCGGAGATCGACCTGAAAGCGCCTCCTGCGGGACCAGACATCTCGCCCTGAATCAGGCGTCCGGTCTGCTTGCCGTTGGCCTGCTCATAGCGAGCCTTGAGTCCCTGAATTGCCATCTTGATGTTCGACATGTTGCCAGACTCGATGATGCTGTTGAACGCATCGATCTCGTCCTCGGCAATGTTGTCCGCTGCCCAGTTCTGGATCTGGGTGTACGCCTGCTCGCCGCCTGCGTAGGACATCATGGTCTTGGTGTTCGTGTCCACCAGAGCCTTCTGCCCATCCACATAGGCACGCACCAGATGCTCTGGGATGCCCATGCCTGCGATCTTCTGGATCGACTCGTCGCTGAGGTCCCCGTTCTCGGAGAACTCCTTGGAGTAGGTCTCAAGCGAGTTCTGATCTAGCGGACCAGAGCCAGAAGACAGTCGGCGCTCCAGTTCAGAATACGCCTTAGCCAGTTCTGTGGGGTCCTGAAACTTCTCAGGGAGCCACTCGGGTCGGGCTTGGGCTGGCTGGGCTGGAGCGTCGGTAGCGGCTGGGGTCTGTGCCTGAGAGATTGCTTCTGCCAGCGCGTCGGTCTCATTGTTTGTCTCTGCGGTGTCTCGAACGATTGTCACTTGCTGATGGTTGCTCATTGTGGGGTTCTAAACCTGTCCTCGGCAATGTTTCCTAGTGTTCTGGCTGCCTGAGGTCCTGCCTGCATGAGCATCTGCTGCTGCATGGCCAGTTGCTGCTCCTGAGCAATCTGCTCCTCAGACTTGACCAGACCCGCCGTGTCGATACCGAGGGCTGCGGCACGGCGATTCATGTACTCACGGAAGTCTACATACTGCTGGAGACCTCCGGGTCCAAGAATCTGTGCAATTCCCTGCAAATAGATGTCCAGCCTGTTGAGGTCATTGCCACGACCAAGGGCGTCGATGCCCGTGACAATCGTGGGGGTGACCATCTTCTTGTCGATCTTGGGCATCTTCTTGGCCTTGGTCAGGCGGTCCATGATGCGGTTCACCAGAGGCAACTGGAACTCCTGCGACAGCAGGCTGTAGATGCCTC